CCAAATTCCATAATTTCTAGAACTTTTTCCTTTGTCCCAATTTTTCGTATGCACAATACTGGGTTGTCTATATATTCTAATGTCATTTTGTTTCTCCTATGTTTGTATTTGGGTATAACGGATGTGGACTAATCAACGCTGAACGAACCAACATATTATCTCTAATCCACTTTTTCTTTAGGATTTCCCCAAGTGCTCTTTGTTCTCTTGCGAGCATGAAGTATCCATTGTTTTTTTGTTCACATATCTCGTAATATTCTTTTTTGTTGACACAAACACCACCAATAAGCCTTATCATCTCACCTTCCTTGAGACCATACCAAGCCATATCTTGTGGTGAAATTCTTGTGTCGTACTCGTAGTCCTGTGAGACATCTATCATTCTGTTTCTCCTGTGTAAACGTATGTGTCATTGGTGCTGTTTGGAGGTTGTGCAATACCAGTTATTGCATACAAACTCCCGAACCTACCACGCAAATAATAGCCGTAATAGTCATCGGTCAATAAATTTCCCTTGAGCATCATCTTGGTAATGAACCACCAACTGTCCCCCCAATTTCTGCCGTTCCTGTAATGCTGCTTTATGTTTCTGATGTGCTTCATTATTATTCTCCTCCGTTTGATGGATGATTCTTCATTGTCCACTCACGAGACATGAAGTCTCGCTGGGTTACATGCTTGTCTTTGCTTTCCTTGCCAACAACCCACGCAAACGCATACACGATTGAATGACTTGCCAATAACACGGTGAATACACCGAACCAATTAGTTATCATCATTGCTGTGCTCCTTATCCGGGTATCGGTTGATACCGTGTGGCACACAAATCAACAATCATCTGCTGACCTGTGTACTCACGCTAACTACCGACTTAATTGTATTTAGTATTTTGGATTGTAACCCAGAAGCCACATATTTATTTGTTGCTCCATGTTTTGCCCTTCTTTTATCTTTTGGTAGCCACGGTAAGGACCAGAAACGCCACGCAAGGCACGAAAGAAACAAGAACGCTTAGTTCCACCCGTTTGCCATCTATTGATGTACCAACGTACAAGAAACTTGTTGCCTTGTTTGTACAATCGCCATATCTTGTCTTCGTATGTTTCCATTATGCAGCCAATACAACAATTTGTGTTGCAACACCTGCATGAACCAACTCTTCACCAATGGTTGAATAGAACGGGTCAAAGTTCTCGCCAGGCTTTTCAGACTGGCGCAATATTTGTTCCCATTGCTCTTCTTGTGACACAATGCTGTCACCCACGATGAACTCGTAGGTTGCCATGATGTCATCATCCATACTGTCTTGTGCTCTGCTCATTCTATTTCTCCTTATTTATGTTTGGTGGCAAACCGTGCCACAACGGGGTAATCAAACCGTGCTTACGACTGGAGTCGAACCAATCGTAAGCGACCACCTAACTAGATGTGTAAGACCGTCTTACACTTATTTGTGTGCCAATTTCCATTGCACTACCAATGCAAGCAACTCGGCTTCGGTCAAAGCAATGACCTTGACCTCCAACGCACGAACTTTCTTTGTGCGACGAGGTGCAGTCTTGTCTGACGTCTTGCCCTTGCCCTTGCCCTTGATGGTTGCTTTCATTGCAGCCTCAACAGTTTTGTGCTTCTTGAAGAAAGCAATTGCTTCTCCAAAGAACACAACCATTGCCTGGTCTGTCTTCGCAAATGATTCTGCGTTGTTAGCAATAGCCAACTTGCGAACCGTTGTTGAAGTATCCTTGGCAACAACACCGACAATCTGCTGACCGAGCAACCAACGGTTCTTGCGAGCCGTTTCGTTTGCTGTGTCTGCTGACTTCTGTGTGGTAACGGCACGCTTCGTGGCTACACGAAGTTTGCCGAGACTTGTTGACACTGTGATGTTTTTCTTTGACTTACGCATTATATTTCTCCTTATGTTTGTATTTCACAATTAGACCGAATTGTAGCGGGGTGATAATCACCGTGTGGCTCACAAGCCATTGCTGACCTGTGAACTCACGCTAACTACCGAATGATAATCGGTTGATTATTTGGTTGCCATTGCAACAGCAACTTCGTTTGCCCACAATGCTTTGAGTTGCTTGAGGGTGACATTCATGCTCTCAACGAGTGCAATTTTGTTCACAGCATTTGCGCTGAAAGCCTGTGCGACTGAAAGATGGGCATTGTATGATGTGAAATCCATACGACGCTTTGCAATCATTGCATCAGTTGGCTTGATAGCACACGCAACACGAATAGCGTGTGTGCGCTTCAGAGCCTTGCTCTTGTTCTTCGCCTTGCGACGACGAGCCGAACGAACCGAATATTGCTTTGTTGTATCTGCTTTCATTACTTACCTACCTTTACGTTTGTATTTCTGTCCACGGTGGACAATTGAACACACAAGTCAGAGGGTCAACTTGTGTGCTCTCAACCAACCGTGATTGGTGTATTTATTTGATGATTAGAACTCTGGGCGTGGGTTCAAATCCTCAATTATGTTGTGAAGCCGTGCAACTTCAGCACGATAGCCAGCGCAGTTGATGCGATGACGCTCAATCCATTCTGCCCTTGACTGCTCAAGAAGAGCAATCTGCTTTTTCATTTCTTTCTTGGTCACTTTATGTACCCTTTCAGTTTGTAAATGTGTAAGACGGTCTTACACAAAGTAAATGCCTACAATAAGCACCTACAACCTACAAAGAGCCAGCCCGAAGGCTGGCTCAATGAGTTGACAATGTGGTACTGTCCTTAGTTATTTACCACTCTTTGGTGCTCTGTCAAACACCTTTGATGTGCGAAGCACATAAGCACGCTCACGCTTGTTGAGCGAAGCAAATCCCATAGCAACTTTCATTGAACGGTCTGTCTTCAATGGTTGGATGCTTGGCTTCTTTGCTTTTGCCTTTGGCTCTTTCATCGCCTGCTCAAGCGTCTTGTGTGTCTTCGCAATAAGCATTGCTCGTTGCATCATCTTGCGAGTGGACTCTCGGTTCCCACCGAGGTCTTTGCAGACCTGAGAGATGACAATGCTCAACTGTGAACGACTCTCAATTAGATTGAGTGCCACACCTAGTTGCCAATGTTTCGCTCGGGTCGTAGCCCGTGATGATTGACACGCTCTTGCAAGCGTTGTGTATTTGCTACCTGACATTATTGTTTCTCCCTATTTCTATTTGAGCCCGAATAAATCGGACTAATTGGTGGATTATTTCTCGGGGACAATTGTCCCCGAACAAGTCACATAGCCCCACACAGTTCATTGGGTTGCCCCATCAGAACTAGGTCGGACACACGACTTACACCCTACCTAAGTGCTGGTTTCCGTCAATCGGCGCAAACAGGCGCAGACAGCAAAGAAGAGGGCATAGTGGCCCCCCCATGCCGCCGTTGAGAAATGGATGGTGTTGCCTCGTGTCCCAAGCAACCACTCTTTTTTTATTTTACACTTTTATTTTTTTATATGTATTTTCTTTTTTGTCTCCGCATAGGGGGGCACCTTTTCAATAGGGTACCTTAATTCAAAATTATATTAGCAATCCCATTTTCTTAGCGCCAACGCTTTGCGGGTTGGCTTGCCGTTTGGCTTTTTCATTGGTCCTGGCATGCCACCCATTCGTGCACAAAAAGATTTGCGTCGTGCAGCAGATTTAGAAGACTTAGCAGCCTGTTTGGCTGACACTGGTGGCTTCAAAGTGCCACCTGTTTGTGCTTTGTATGAAGCACGTCCTTTTGCATTGAGACCACCCGCAGGGTTTTTGCCTTCTTTGCGTGTCCATGCTGCTGTCTTAGCCATCTGCATTGCCTCTGTCTTCGCAAGATTGGAGGTTGCGGCGTTTTTCGCCGCCAACCTCAGGGCAGGGTTGTTTTCCCCCCCTCCCTACCCTCCCCCCCAATCGTTACATACGCTTTTAGGTAACAAGTAGGACTGTAGTTGATGAAACAAAACGAAGAGTTAATTCTCACCCCACAACAACAAGAGTATCTTGATTGGTTGTGTACTGCCCCTTCTGAGCGTGTTCCTGCTACGAAGACGTTGTTTGCCGAATCAATTGGTTTGGGTCGAAAAACTTTGCATCGTTGGGAAAAGAAAGATATTTTTGTTTCTGAGTGGAGAAAATCTGTAGACGAAGTACAGGGTTCTCCCGAACGCACACAGCGTCTTTTGGACACATTGTACAACAAGGCTCTTGACGGAGACATTAATGCCGGAAAGTTGTATCTGCAAGCAACAAACCGTATGGCTCCTCCATCTGTAACGATTAGTTCTGATAAGAAGACAGTGGATTTGACGGATGCCGAATTGGATTCGTTGATTGCCAGTATTGCAGAACGTGAGAAGGCTGGTCGGGTTAAGTTGAGGGCTGTTTGATTTTGTTGACCTGTCCTGATTGTGGTGAGGAGTATCCTCCTCAGGTAACTGACTGGCTTTGTCCGATTTGTGGTGTGGATGATAAGAAGCAAATGGTGACGTTTGAATTGAGGGATTATGGCAACGACTAATGATGCGATGTTCGAGGCTTTGTCAGCCTCGTATCCGTCTGCCGGTCAGACCCTTGGTGACTTGCTGTACACGTTCTGGTCTGAGAAGGGTTTGCAGTACCGTGGAACGCTGGCATATCAGTACCTGAAAGACCAGGGGGCTACGGGTGAGACTTTGGGCGATTTGTTCAATAGTTACTTTTCTACTACTTATGACATAACAACTTTTGATGAAGGCACATTTGACGAGTGGTTAGAATTATTAATATTTGACCGTTATGATACGGTTGAGCAAACATTATTTTCCCTTTAGGGAACGAAAGGTTATATAGATATGGCAACATTTACTAAACTAGCATTACAACCAGCAGGCACCACAGGTGACGGTCTGGGTATTACCGTTGTTGCTACGGCAACAGCGGGTACAGCAATTCACACTGCATCAACAACAGCAACAACAATTGATGAGTTGTGGTTGTATGCGGTAAACACCGACACATCGGCACGAACACTAACTATTGAATTTGGTGGTGTTTCGGTGACAAAGGACATTATCCAGCAAAGTATTGCTGCTTCTCCTTCTGGACTTGTTCTTGTTTGTGCTGGTCTTGTTGTTCAAGGTAACGCAACAGCAAAAGTTATTCGTGCGTTTGCTAGTGCTGCAAGCAAGATTGAGATTTTTGGTTTCGTAAACAGAATCACGGCGTAACTATGACTAGGTACGCACAGCGCACACTTATAGAGCAAGGTTCGGTTGCTAATTGGGGTAAGGCTGCACCTACTGGTATTGGTGTTGTTGGAGGTTATGGTGTTGCTACAGGTGGAACTCCCACAAGCATTTCTGTCAGTTCTACCGCATACACAATGTTGTCGTTTACTTCAAGCGCAACTTTGACGGTTACAACTGCTGGACTATTTGATGTGCTAATGGTTGGTGGTGGAGGAAGTGGTGGTGGCACTGGTGGTTCGGGAGGTGGAAGTGGTGGTGGTGCAGGTGGAATTGTAACTGCAACTATTTACTTAGCCGCAACAACTTATTCTGTTTCTATTGGTGCAAAAGCAGTTTGGTCTGGTGGTGCTGGTGGTATAGCAGGTTCTAGTTCTATTGGTTCTACAACTATTGGTGCATTAGACGCTCCTATTGCGCTAGGTGGCAACGGATACTCAGGTGGCGCAACGGAGGCAGGGTCACTGCGAAATTGGGGCAGTTATCCTTCTGGCACATCTACTATCACAACTACTGTGCCTTCTCAAGCAAACAATGGTGGAGCAGGTTCAGGTACAAACGGTGCAGGCGGAGGCGGTGGAGCAGCAGGAGCAGGAACGGCAGGTGTCGGTTCTGTTGGCGGTGCTGGTGGTGCTGGCTTTGATGCTTCTGCGTGGCGTGGTGAAGTTGCTTTGACAACAAGATATTCCGCTGGCGGTGGTGGTGGAGCATCAACCACTGGTGGTGCAGGCGGAGCAGGTGGAGGTGGGGCAGGTTCAGGGTCGGGTGCTGGAAGTGCTGCAGCCATTTCTGGAACAAGTGGTTACGGTTCAGGAGGTGGAGGTGCAGTCAATGCTATACCTGCTGGCGGAAATGGTGCAGATGGCATAGTTCTAATTAGGTTCAAGATATGAAATACGCAGCAGAAATAAGCACAGGAACAGTTACGCAAGTGCTTGTTGGCGATTATATTTGGGCAAACAATAATCTTAACGGTGAGTGGACTGATTGCACAGGTAACAACCAACCGACAGCGTGTATTGGTTACACTTGGAACGGCACAGATTTTGTTGCGCCAGTAGTTGAGCCAGAATAATGTGGCTCGCACTTCTCGTTGGCTGATATTTGCGCCAGTAGCAATCTTGGCGTTGTTTGCGCCGCAAGCCAACGCTGAACCAATAGCGGGGCTACAGACTACTTACTACACGATTGACTCTGTACCTCCCACACGGTCAGAACACATCTATACCGTTTGCGGTAGTGAAGTGGAAAACAACATCAACCGTTCCTACAACGGTGAACCGTTTGAAGACTGTACTGTTGACTACTTCATGGTTCACATGACAGGGTTTATCGAGATACCGGAACATAACACTATTGAGTTTATGTATGCAACAGATGACGGTGGCATCATCAACATTGATGGTAATGAGTGGGGTAATTGGAATGACCAGCATTGCTCGTGGATGTCATCAGGACAGATAGACATTAGTGCAGACAGCCATCCTTTGAATATTTGGATGTACGAAGATGGCGGTTCGACGTGCATAATGCTTGCATGGAATATCAACAATCAGGGATGGTCAATGGTTCCTGATGAGGCGTTTACAACCACTTATACGGAGACAACAACCACAACATGGGAATCCACAACAACATCCACGACTACAACGACGACCACTTCTACTATTGCACCCTCTACGACTGTGCCTGTGGTAAACGTGTCAACTACTACGACACCTCAAATAATTTACATCCCGCAACCAGAACCGACAATGCCAGAACCGCCAGAAACGGTTCCTCTACCACAAATAGTTGAACCAGACCCGCCAGAGATAGTGCCTGTGTTACCAGAGATTGAAACATTTCCACCAGAAACATTAGAACTACCTCCTGACACCTACCCTACTATTGAGCCACCGCAAACGCTACCGTTTGTCGGTGAACTGCCAGAACCACCTGACACAATTGAATTGCCACCAGACACAATGCCCGAGCCTCCTGCAACCCTGCCAATTGAGTTGATTGCAGAACTGCCACCTGAACTAGTCCAAGCCTTAGAGGACGCTAGTGATGATGTGTCTTTGACCGATGAACAGTTTGCTACAGTGGTAGAAGCCATTGCAGATTTAACACCATCAGAGGCAGTAGCACTGATTGAGCAAATCCTTACTACCGCAGTAACACCAGAGCAGGCAACAGAACTGGCATCCAACCCAGATGTGCTTGCGGTTGTCACCTCAGAACAGGCAGAAGAAATCTTTGCCACTATTGATGTAACCGAATTAGATAACACTCAACTGGACGCTTTGGTTGAAGCGGTTCAATCTGCTCCCGTGAGCGTGCGTAAGGCGTTTGAAAAGACCATCAACGTATTTGATGATGGTTTAGGTGACTACGTACCAATTGGTTCTAATGTCCCCGTAGACACTCGCAGGACGCTTATAGCGGTTGCTGCTGGGGCAGCCACCATTGCAGCAGGGCAACGAAGGCAGAAGTAACAGCCAGCACTATAGGTGTGAAGAAAATATTCTCTGAAATCCATGGTTTGACCTGGACTCTAGCCGGCACTGGAATGGTGCTGATTACGTTGTCAGGTTCTACAAGGGTTTTTGGTATTCAAATCACATTAGTAGCAATAGCCATTCACCTACTCGGTGCTATCTTTGGAGATACCAGTGAAAAATAATAATCAGTCAGTTGACCAGACCGCCAAGGGTGGTGTTTTGGGTATTGTTGTGTACTTGTGCGTGAAGTACAATGTTGATGCTGCTTTGACAGCAATGGCAATGCCATTGGTGGCTGCAGGATTGTCATGGGCTTCGACAAAGATTGGCGACCCAACTGTTGCATCGTTCATTGGTTCTAAGACATCACAGGGCAAGCCATTGACTGTCAAGAAGGCTGCTAAGAAAAAGGTTGTAGTAAAATAATGGCTGTTAAAAAAGCAGTTAAAAAAAATGATGCTGAGGATAAACGCAAAATTGCCGTTTATTCAGATAAACGCAAAATTGCTGAAAAAAAAGGTAAGCAAGCAAAAAAAACACAACGCAACATGGATGCCATTCGTGCTGGCGGTCAAGTGCAAAATAGGTCACGTTATTATGAAGGCATAGATGAAAAAGGTGGGTATTCTGCTCTTCAAGTGGGTAATCAATATTTTGGTGAAACCAAAAAGAAAACCAAAAGACCTACTGTCAAAAAGAAATAAATGGAACTGACCGACCTTCTCAATGAGAAGGAATGGCGCAAGTGTAAAGGTCCAGAGAATGCAACTACCGAGGAACTGGTGGCTGCGTTCTCCCATTTCTGCTCTAACTATTGGCACATCAGACATCCTGAGCGTGGTCGTATCAAGTTTGAAATGCGTGAAGCACAAATTGAAACTGTGCAATGTTGGATTGAAGACCGATACACAATTGTGTTAAAGGCTCGTCAAATTGGATTTTCTACTTTGGCAGCCACATTTACTTTTTGGGAACAATTCTTTTGGCCCGACCGATTTACCGTAATGCTTTCACGCACCGAGCGTGAAGCAGCCAAGTTGCTACAGAAAACTAAATACGGTTACAAAATGATGCCTGCGTGGATTCGCCAGCGTGGACCCGACCTACTGTCTGACAATCAATTAAAAATGGTGTTCTCTAATGATTCCTCAATTGAGTCACTACCTTCTGGCAATGACCCTGCTCGTGGAGAATCCGTATATCGAGTGTTCATTGACGAGATGGCGTTTATCCCTAATGCTGCTGAAGCATGGGCATCCATTGAGCCAATTGCCGATGTTGGTGGACGCGTGAACTGTCTTAGCACAGCCAACGGTGAAGGCAACATATTTCACGAATTGTGGGTTGGTTCACAAACTGGTAATAACCGTTTTACTGGAATCTTTTTCCCTTGGTCTGCTGGAGACCGTGACCAAGCATGGTATGACGCCAAGAAGGCAGATTTGCCTGATTGGCAATTGGCACAGGAATATCCGGATGACCCAGAAGAAGCGTTTATTCGTTCTGGTCGTCCAGTGTTTGACCTTGAATCAATTAGACAAATTGAACCTGTTGAACCAGACCGTGGATATTTAAAACATGGTTCTGGAAAAAATGTTTACACATTTTTGAAAAACGGTGGAGAATTTGCTATTTGGGAATACCCCGACAAATATGAATCTTATGTTGTTGGTGCAGACGTTGCGGAGGGTTTGGGTCACGGAGACTACAGTTCTGCCCATGTTCTTTCTGCAAGCACGGGAATGATTGTTGCTCATTGGCATGGACACATTGACCCAGATATTTTTGGCGAAGACACCCTGTACGCTATTGGAAAATTTTACAATAATGCTCTTATTGGTGTTGAGTCAAACAACCATGGTCTAACAACTTTAAAAGGGTTGCAAAGGGCTGGATATAAAAATATTTTTAGACAGAGAAAGTTGAATCAAATTAGCCCACAAATTAGTGAAACTTTGGGTTGGAGAACAACTGCTGTTTCAAAGCCCCTTGCCATTGACGAGTTAAATGCGGCAATTAGAGACATGTCAATACTTTTGTACGATTTTAAAACAATTGCCGAATTAAGAACATTTGTGCGTGAATCTAATGGGAAAATGCATGGTTCCCCGCACGATGACCGGGTAATGTCTTTGGCAATTACAAATCAAATGCTAAAGTATGTTTGGCTTCCAGAATACAGGCAACTAACGGCAGAAAAATTCAACACTCTTGGTTGGTGGGAAAAACATCTAATAAAGAAGAAAGAAGTCAAAGAAGTCATGATTGGTTCTTTGAATGTCAGAAAGTAACAGATTGGTCTTATAGTTATGCAAGAATTTCGCTGTTTAGATTGTTTGGCAACCTTTGTAGAGGCAGAACTCCCTCGTAGGGGTTCTATTTGTTTTAAATGCCATATTAAGGGTATTAAGTGGGGTTTCACTTACGGTAAAGAAGACTTCCACGGACCAACGGTCGTGGAACGTCAGCGTGAGCAGATGCGACAAGCAGAATCTGCAGGTATAAAGGCTGAACCAGTCGGGCAACGGTGGGTGTGACGTGGAACCAATCTGGGTTCCCATTGTCGTCGCAATCCTCATGGGACCAGTTGTCGTCGTATTACAACGACTCCGAAGAGAGAATACCGACCAGCATGAAGAGGGACGCATTCTATTACGGGTCATTGGTAATAAAGTGGACAAAGTTGCTAGCAAAATTGATGGGCATATTGGTTGGCATGATGGTGTTAAAGACAGTGTTAAGAAAGAGGACTAATGGCTAGGGTATCAAATTCAGACATTCTTACAAAGTATCGTTCAAAAATTGAACAATCTGAGCGTTGGAGAAAACAAGAACAATACGATGAATGCTGGACAAGAATGGTTGACCTATATCGAGGAAAACATTATTCTTCAGAGTCTAAAGAAGACCGTCTTTTAGTAAACATTGCTTTTGCAACAATTAACGTTGTTGGACCATCTGTCTCAATTAACTATCCAAAAATTAGTGTTAACGCACGAAAATTTGAAGATGCCGACAGGGCTGTATTAACAGAAACAATTGTGAACTATTGGTGGAGGCATTACGACTGTCAAACACAATTTCGTTCTGCTGTAAAAGATTTTTTAATTGTTGGTCATGGATGGCTTAAAAGCGGTTATCGCTTTGTTGAACAAGAAGCAGAAACTTCTGCCGTTCCAACTTTTGATTCTTTTGACGAACTTGCAGAAACAACACCAGAATCTGCTGCCGAATCTGAATTAATTATTAAAGAAGACAGACCATTTATTGAACGAATTTCTCCACACGACATTTTTGTTGACCCAGATGCTACGCAAATGGGTCACATTAAATGGATTGCCCAAAGAAACAAAAGACTTCTTATGGACGTCAAAAAAGACAAACGCTACAATGTCTCCGCAAGAAATGATGCCCAACCATCACATTATTCCAAATATGGCATGGATGCCGATAGACCAAAACATGCCATGGACGAAGACAACTCGTATGTTGAAGTTTGGGAGTTTTACGATATTGACAAAGACACAATGTCTATATTTTGTAACGGTTCTGACAAGTTTCTTGTTAATCCAGTAAAAATACCTTTTTCTTTTGGTCACCCATTCATAATGTTGAGGAACTACGACATTCCAGAACACTTTTATCCAATGGGTGAACTAGAAGCCATTGAGCCTCTGCAAATGGAATTGAATCAAACCCGTACACAAATGATGAACCATCGTAAACGGTTCTCACGCAAATGGCTGTACAAAGAGTCAGCATTTGATGCTGACGGTAGGTCTGCTCTCGAGTCAGACGAAGACAACATTATGGTTCCAGTTATTTCTGATGAGAACATAAATAGCATTGTTGGACCAATGCCAGCAATCATTAGTCCACCAGAGTTTTACAATCAGTCTGAACTTATTTCAAGCGACATTGACCGTGTGTCTGGTGTTTCTGAATACATGCGTGGTGCTTTGCCGGAAATTCGTCGCACAGCAACAGAAGCGGGCATTATTCAAGATAATGCCAATGCTCGTGCCTCGGAAAAATTGGCAATTATTGAGCGAGGAATTGCCGAGTGTGCAAGGCGTTTGATAATGGTTGCACAACAGTACCTGACCGGTGAGCAGGCTGTTAGGGTCGCTGGAACTGAAGCCGAACCAATGTGGCTTGAATTTGACAGAGACTACATTCAGGGTGAGTTTGACTTTGAGGTAGAAGGTGGTTCTACTGCCCCTGTTAACGAATCATTTAAGCGTCAAATGGCAATGCAGGTTGTTGAGGCTATGGCTCCATTTGCTAGTGCTGGAATTATTGACATGGGAAAACTTGCCGCATATGTTTTGCAAAATGGTTTTGGAATCCGTTCATCTGCTTCCTTTATTATTCAACCGCAGATGCCAGCCCAACAAACCACCCCACAGGGAATACCACAGCCAGTTGATGGAGAAGTTCCTCAACAAGAAGTTCCACAAGGAGGCATGCCTCAGGATGGTCAAAATATTCCGCCAGAAATAATGCAAGCATTAATGGCAGAATCTCAGGGTGGCGGTGGAATGCCACCAGGAATGTAACGATAAATCCATAACTATAGAGCAACCCCTTGAAAGGACTCCATGAGTGAAGTAGTAAGCAATGAATTAATTGACGAAGTTATCCCCGAGGCAGGAACCGAAGGACAAATAGCGGAAGCAATTGAAGAAATTGAGAGCCTAAGTGAGCAGGAGATTGAACTTCTTCCTGTTGATGAGTATGGCGACAAATATGTCGCCGTTCAGGTCAATGGTGAGGAAGTAAGAGTTCCACTTAAAGAGGCGCTCGCTGGATACCAGCGTCAAGCGGATTATACCCGCAAGACACAGGAATTGAGCGACATGAAGCGACAGGTTCATTTCGGTTCTGCATTGCAAGAAGCATTGCAAAATAATCCGGGAAAAACTTTGGAATTGCTTTCAGAGCATTATGGAATCAAGAATGAGGGCATCGTTGACGATGACTATTATGTTGACCCAGTTGAAAAGCAATACAGGAATCTCGAACAACGGATACAGGCTTTTGAGCAAGATAAAGCAATGAGCGAACTAGAACGAACTGTAGAGTCACTTCAAAAAAGGTACGGAGACGATTTTGATGCAAATGAAATTGTAGCAAAGGCAATTGCCACTGGTACAACTGATTTGGAAAGCGTTTACAAGCAAGTTGCATTTGACAGGGTGTATGAATCATCAAAGGAGGCTCGTCAGTTCAAGGAAAAATTGACTAGCGAGCAAAAAGTGATGACAGCAGCAAAACGTCAGGTGGGAGTTGTAAGTGGCGGAACCAATTCAACTAGCGCCTCTGTAACCACAAAACCAATTACATCATTGCGAGATGCATATGAGGCTGCAAAGCGTCAACATGCGTAACGCTTAACTTAAGGAGACAAGAATATGGTCGCTGCAAACAGCAACTTTGATAATCTATTAACAACAACTCTTGCGAATTACCGCAAGACTCTGACGGACAACGTGTTCACTGCACGTCCGTTGACCTACACCCTTATGGAAAAGGGCCGCATTCGTATGCTTAATGGCGGTACGAAAATTGTTGAGCCACTCATCTACGGACTCAACGACACTGTTGGTTCGTACTCGGGTTACGACTCACTGGCACTTACTCCACAAGAAGGCATCTCTGCTGCAGAATTTGAATGGCGTCAATACGCTGCTTCGATTTCAATTAGCGGTATTGAAGAAGCCAAGAACAACGGAGACCAGGAAATCATCAACTTGTTGGAAGCAAAAATCATGCAGGCTGAAGAGTCCATGCGTGAAGGTTTTAACACGATGTTCTTCGGTGACGGAACTGGCAACAGTTCAAAGAACTGGAACGGTCTTGGCAACTTGATTGAGTCCGGTAACACTGTTGGTGGTATTGACTCAAGCACTTACACATGGTGGAAGTCATACGAAGAAAACACTGCAACTGCTTTGACTCTTGCTCAAATGGCAACTGCGTACAATACGGTTTCGGTTGGTAATGACCACCCAGACACACTGTTGACAACTCAGACTCTGTTTGAGAAGTACGAAGCATTGCTTCAACCACAACTCCGTTACACGGACACCAAGACTGCAGATGCTGGATTCCAGAACCTGTTGTTCAAGGCTGCTCCTGTAATGTACGACACTGGTTGCACGGCAGGAACGTTCTTCTTCCTAAACAGCAAGTACCTAACTTTGGTTGGTCACTCTGACAAGTGGTTCTCACAGACCGCATTCATTTCGCCAGAAGACACAGATGCACGCTATGCGCTCATCATGTGTTACGGCAACTTGACAGTACGTAACCGTGCCAAGCAAGGCAAACTGACCGCTAAGACAGCCTAAGTTCAACAACTAGAAATCAAGGAGAAATATTATGCCACTATTAGCAAATGACACACAGGGTGCTCTCACACGCAAGCGTGTAGAGACATGGGCATCAAAAGTAGAGAAGGCAACTATTGTTGCCGCTACTGATGCAGCAACTGTTCAAACAGCATCTGACTTGGCTGGTGCCGGTCAGGTTGTTTACACCATGACACCAACAGCAAACCGTACCCTCACTACGCCAACTGGCGCATTGTTGGGTGCAGCATTCACAGATGAAGCAGTAGGCTCGAGTTTTGAGTTCACTGTTGTTAACGTTGCAGCGGCAACTTACACAATTACTGTGACTGCAGCGGCTTCGGGTGTAACACTTGTTGGTGCAGCAGCAACCTTTGCGGTTGCAGCAGCATCATCGGCATCGTATGTTGCGGTTTTCACTGCAGCAAACACGGTGTCAATTTACCGTAAGTAAGTAATCTGATTCGGGGGGTGGAAGCCACATTCCACTCCCCAAATCTATTTAGTTTTAGGAGAATGACATGCCATATAATTATCGTCAGTTAGATAATCATGCAAGTGCAACCAAGAAGTCTGGGACTGTTACGGCACCAGGTTTGTATGGTAAAAGTTCAGTTCCAGTTAAGCAGGATAAGAATTACAAGGTTCGTCCAAACTCCGATAAATCTGGAGATAACTCACCAAGTCACGAGCGCACAGAATCAAAATCTGAGCGAAGAATGGAATACGGAAAATAATTATGGCTATGAAGAAACCAATGAAAAAAAGAGGAAAAGGCAGTGGTGATGAAGCATTTGTCTATTCTGTCAAAAGCATGAAAGCCAACAGTCCTTCTGCGAGCACACGAACAAAGTCATCTGCTAATCGTAGTATGAAAGAAGATGCAAAAAGCAATACAACATATCCACCTTCATCATCACATAAACAGTTGGCTCCAAGACCAAAACCAGGTTCTAAAGCAGCATTGTTGCCTTATCAGGGACCGAAAAGAAATTCGAAAGCAAAATAACTTAAGTAGGTAACAATTTTGCCTATTGGTATGAACCAATCGGCAAAACTTGCTCATACTCTATACGGGGAGCCAACTACTAAGCACTCCCGTCTTGCCCATGCAGAAGGCGCACGCCTTGCTGCTCCATCTGGTCCGTACATCGGACGTAACCGTTGCACTGCCAACGATGATACATGTGAGGGTCCAAAAGCCCGTGGGACAGATTTCTGTATTGGACATCTAAGAAACAGGGGTGAGGCTTAATGGCAATAACGCTTACGACATTGCGTTCACAGGTCCGAGATATGGCTGACCTTGATGAAACCGATTTGTCTAACGCCGTTATTGACCAGTTTGCTCGGGAGGGGTTCCAGCGTATTTATGCGTTAGAACGCCGTTGGCCCATTTTGCAAGAAACATACACATTTAATACGGTTGCTAATCAGCGTGAGTACACAATATCTACAATTGGGGATATTCGAGAAATCATTTCTGTTGTAGATACATCAACTCAGGGTGCAAGACTCACCTTGATTGATTACAACGACGCTGAGAGCATTTGGCTGGGCAACTTGGATGTTGCCAGCCGACCATACTTTTATAGTTTTTGGGACAAAAAAATATGTTTGTGGGCTAAACCAGACATTGTTTATCCAATGACCGTGCGAGCATTTCGTAATCCTGTTTACACATGGTTGACCAATATTACCGAGACTATTGACTTGGATGAATTTTTTCATGCCATTTTGCCTTACTTTGTTCTTGCTCGTGTGTATCAGCGTCAAGAGGACTCTGACCTCTCCAATATGTATATGAAGTCGTTTGAAGAGGGCGTTGCTTTTGCTCGCCGTGACTTGATGAAAGCATCAAGTGCACAGCCAGTTATTATGTCCGGTGGAAGACAGTATCCAACAATGAAGCGTTGGTTGCAGACTCTTGGTAGGACCTTGTAATGCCACAGATTCTTATTGAACGATACGACGATTTCACTGGTGGTCTCAATCTTAGGGCAGACCAGTTTCAGTTGTCCAAGAACGAATCTCCCGACATGTTGAATGTAGAAATTGACCCTCGTGGTGGATTATTTAGTCGTGGAGCGTTTAGGGAGATTAACACCACTGGTGTATCTGGCACTTGGGCTCCAAAGCGTCTTACATGGTTTAAAGGGTCGTCACAGTATTTGATGTTGACTACGGAGACATCTGTGTATCAAAGTACGGGTACAAATTTTACTCGTTTGGATTTTGGTTCCGGCACACCTATTGTCTCCGCAAGCACAAGTGGTTCATCGCTTGCCCAGTGGGGCGACACGATGTATATGACAACTGGTCAGGCTGGTGTTGCAACATATAAGTGGAAGGTTACTGACACTTATGCAACTGCGTTGACCGCAAGTGGTCCAACGTGGCAAACTACTCCTGTTGGCGGATATTTTCCCAAAGCAGAACATGTTATTCAACATACAAACAAAATGTTTGTTGCAAACACAAAAGAGAATGGAACTGTTTATCCAAATCGTTTGCGTTGGTCGCAAGAAGGTTTGTCTGAAGATTGGTCAACCGCTGACTATATTGATTTTAATGGTGGTGGTAACGGTATTACTGGTCTTGCTGTTGTTGCTGGACACTTGGTTATATTTAAGCCACAGGCTGTTTACGTTTTGTTTGGATACGACTCAACCGACCACAATGTTGTTGAGTTGTCATCCAACCTTGGTGTAGATTTGCCAACCCACATTGCATCATCCGAACAGGGTGTGTATTTTTATGTTGGGTTTAAAGGATTGTTTTATTACAACGGAAACACTGTTGTTGATTTGTTTCAGAACCTTAAAGCCGTGTATCCACTTGGATACATTAACAATAACTACAGCAGCAAAATAAGTGTGTCTTATGTTAACCGTAGAGTTTGGCTTGCCGTACCTTACTCAACCGGTGTGGCTGCTACTGAAGTAACTACAAATCTTGTTTATGACCCAAGTATTGGTCAGGGTGGTTCTTGGAACAGGCTTTCGTCTGCAGATGGTTATGGTCTTGTTGGTGGAGCAGACTTTAAAACTACTGCTGGTGTGAGCGTACCCGTTCTTGCGCATCCAACACTCCCAAGAGTGTTGGAGGTGGAAGTGTTCTCTTCTGAGACAGATTTTATTAGCCAGGCAGAAGTAAACTTTGCAACGTATTATCGCACAGGTTGGGTTGACGGAAACAATTATTCAATGAAGAAGATGTTTCGTAGACCAGATTTTGTTCTAAAACAGGTAGACACACAACGCACATTGAATGTCAAAGTGTTTCACAACTTTGAAGAAGCGGCTGGTAACGAGCGCAAGAGCATTGATATTGTTCTTCCCGCTTCTGCTAGTGGTGGGCAGTGGGGAACAATGCTTTGGGGAAGTGGCACCTGGGGTGTTATTGCCAAAGGTGCAGAGGTTCGTCGTGGTTCCAATCTTGGGTTGGCACGATGTGTGCAATTATTGTTTACCGGTCCGACTGGTGGCGAATGGGGCATTGACAGTATTGCCTATAAATATAATAATCGAAAGGTCACTGGATAATGGCTCTAACTATTCCGAATACATTTGTTGACGCAACTATTGCCGAAGCCGCCGAGGTTAATGGCAACTTTACTGCTGTCAAAAACTTTGTTGACGCACTGCAAGCAGGCACAAACATTACTGCTGGCGCAATTCAAACTGCTGCTATTGCTGATGGTGCAATTACTTCTATTAAGTTGGCTAGTCCTGTGAGTGGTGACAGTGACCAGATTGTTTTGGGGACATCAATATTCTCATGATGGAACCACTGTCAATCCCTGCCGTAACAACGCTTAATTCTTCTGACGCTGTTGCTATTCGTGTCATTGTATCTGCATTGATTCAGGCTATTGATTCTATGCGCAAAGATATTGAAGAGTTAAAGAAACGTCCAATTCCCAGCAAGGATACTCGATACAAAGGTAATTTCTAATGGCTTACGACATGACTGGTTATTTAAATAAAAAAAGAACAATGTTTGATTCCTATTCGGTTTCAAAAGCAATGAATGTGTTTGACAAATTTTTAAATAGACAAAAAGCAGATAATGCTAGACAAGATTTGACACAACAATATTCAAAAAGTCTTCCTGCACTATTGTCTGCGTATGGTCAGAGGGGTCTTAATTCTGCAAACGTAAAATCTGGTGCGCAAAGGTCTGGTTTGCAAGAATTTGCCAACCAGAGAATCCAAGATTTTTCTAAACTTGAAAGTGGTTATTCTGGAGATTTGGACAGATTGAATTTGGGTGACACAATGCTTGACACTCAATATGCGTCACAAAATGCAGATTTAGAAATGGAAAAAGCGGCACAACAAGCAGAGGATGCTCGAGCAATTCTTAGGGCTAGAAGCGGGAGTTACTAATGGCTACACGTATGTACAGACCAATGAGTGCAGAAAGTGATGCACAAAAGATTATTGATGATGCTGGAAAAATTTCGGGTGGTGGAATTTCTGGTAATACTGGAAAAAAATTGACAGCATCGGAAATTCTTGCACAACAAAAATTTAATTGGGATAAGTCTTTTAAAGAAGAAGAAAGAGATTATCAGCGTGCACTTGAAATAGCAACATCAGACAAAACAAACAAAACTAATCAAGCCTTATTAGGTTTATACAATTCTGGTGGTTACGACAATCTTGATTCTGTTTTGGGTGATATTTCTAATTTTGAAACTTCTTCAAAACAGGGAATTGACGAGGAAACAAGAAGGGCACTTTCAGAAATTGGTATTGGATTTGACCTTGCAGATACAAAAACAAATACTGCATACGACACTCTTGACTCCTATCTGTCTCAGCCTCAACAAGATTTTTTTGGCAATACCGCTGTTTCCAACCCAACGGTTGGAAACGACCTTGCACAAGTGTTAAGTGCCTATGGTGCTAGTTCTCCTAGCGTAGACAGCCAGTTGGCCGCATCTAACGCAACTATGGCAGATACTTCTTCACAGTTTAAAAATCTACTTGGAGTTCTTGGTGCAATAACAAAGAAAAGCAACGAGGGTCGCCAAGTTGAAGGCAGGACTGCAAGAACTTCAGCCAATGAGGGTTTGTTGTCTCAACGTGCTGGTTATGAAGGTGGTGTAAGGTCTTCTGCTTCTAATGCTCTACAACAACTTGCGCAGACAATTGCTGGTCAAAGAAGTGCTGCACAAAGTGCTTCCCAACAAAGGAAAACAGATTTTGCAACAATGCTTGCTGGTTTGGGAATTGATGTTTCCAAGAGTGTTCCACCTGCCGTTACGAATAGTCCTATTGTTAATGAGGGAAACAACATGGATGATGTGCTTAAGAATTTGTTTCCATCAGGTAGTTTTAGTGCAGGGTTTTTGACACGATAATGGACCAAGAACAACTATTAGCCCTTGTACGGTATTTGCAATCTCAGGGTGTTCCTGAGAAAGAAATTACAAATATGTTTGGTGAGTATTTTGGCATTGAAAAAGACAAACCTGACTATACGGGAATGTTTGAAAAATACATGCCTACCTTCTCTCAAATAGAGTCAATTAAGGACCCAAACAGTTTGATGAAAAGTATTGCAAAAGATGTTTCTGATGGTGTCCCTATTTGGGATATTAAAAATGGTATTGCTTCTGCAATACAAAACAATGTTGCTGGTGTTGACCCAAACATGACTTTTGATGAGTATGTGTCTTATGCAAAAACGCTGGAAGGCGAATTTCAATCGTACACAAATCAGGCAAGAGAGGAAGAAACAAAGTTTGGTGAAAACGGAACATTAGATGTTTCTGCAACTTACAACTGGAGAGATGTATTTCCAGACCAATTTAAACAGGTTACGGATTATGCCAAACAAAATCCGTTGTATAAAATGGGTGCGGTTGGTTCCGGTGCTGATATGCCTGCTCGTGTTACTGGTGCGGCAGCATTACCAGCAACCAACATGAACGCTCAAGATACTTTGGATAAAGCAAAAAGCGCAATGTACAACGGAGAAAGTTTTACTCTTGCTGGAAAAACATATAGTCTTGAACAGTTGCGTGATGAACTTGTTCCAAAACTTGAATCTGATGTAAAAACACAAGCGGGAAATATGTCAGTGTTAAAAAATCTTCAGGATAGATTTAAGAGAATATATCAAACAAAACTTTCTGCTGCTGAATCAAAAGCAAAAGATGCACCATTTCAAAAAAACAGTTCTTTGGCAGCGGCTAAGGAAAAATTTGATTTTGGTGGAAGCGGAGATGAGTACAAAAAAGCATTGGCGTTAATCAACAAGAATGCAGACCTTGCAAAAAGTGATTACGAAAAGTTAAAAGCAGAATCAAAAAATATTCCAACCGATTACTATGGGTTATTGCAAATAACAAACCCAACTGTTTACAATCAAATGCTTAAAGATGGAAAACTTAAACCAAACTTTTCGCTGCCATCAAAAGATGAAAAGACAACGCCAACAACATCAACCAGTGGGCCCAACGGTTACGTTGGTCCACGTGGTGGAGAAAGCACAATGGCACGAGAATATAATCCCGACCTTCTTAAGTTTTTGGCAACCGTTGATACAGGTTTAACCAAAAAAATTACAGATAGCGGAAGAACTCCAGCGGGTGACAAAGCAAGAGAATTAGCAGCATATTACAAAGCATTGAAGGGCAATTAATAGTGGCTAGCGCAAATGATGAACTAGAGAAAAGATTGCGCAACATTCGTTCGGCTTCAAGCCTGAATGTTGCCCCATCAGAGAGTACGCAAACTTCTGTTTTGCGTAACGCTCAACTTGGTTTAAGGGATTACGGTATTGATTCAATTCGTAAGGCTCCATCTTTGTCAGAAAAGATTGCGCAAATTGCTTCCGGTGCACCACAACCATCAAGGAACCCAGCCATTAGTGCAGCCCTGCTTCCACTCAAGGCACTAGGAACAGCGGGAAGAGTTCTGTCAACTCCGTTGTACGGAGTTATTTCTGGCATTCGAGAAACAGTAGACGCTTTGGATAATGATGCGAAGACAAAAGCGTCAATGAGTGATTTTACAAAACAGATGTTTAGTGAAGATTTTGGTTTTGGAACCGCCTTCCCAATGAAGGGAAATGTTGGTCGTGCTATTGCTTTTGGTGTTGATTTAGGTCTGGACCCTGTTAACTGGGCAACTTTTGGTGGAACCATTCTGCCCAAGGTTGCTCTTAAGGGTGTTGCAGAGGTTGCAGGTAAAGAGGGTGCAGAGATACTTGTCCGCCAAATTCTTGGAAAGAACGTTGGCGGGCGTCAAGGCGCAGAGGCGTTGGCGGTTATTGTTGAAAAAGAATTGCGTACCGCCAATTTAGTTGAGGGTGCTGCCAAATTAAGTGACATGGAAATTGGAGACATTGTTGGTCGTGTTTATTCTCGTAACTGGTCTGCAATTCCAGAAGAGATTGCAAAAAAATATTCTATAAATCCTCCTGGAATTTATTATGCTGGTTCACGATTCAGGGTTCCTGGTTCCAAAGTTATTGGAGAGTTTGGTCAAAGAGGTTTAATTGGTGGACGACTTTGGTTTGTTAACACCAGTGTTGGCAAAAAGATTGCCCGTGCTTTCATGCCCGGAAGAACGGCAGAAGTTGCTGCAAGCATGATGGGTAAAATTAATGTTCGTCAATTAAGAACAGAACTTCGTGCTGGACGACTTACGGGCGAAGAAGCAGCAGCGGCAGTTGCTGCATTGGGTGTAGACCAAATGGGAAGAATGGCAAGAGGTGTTGTAAAATCTAAAGCAACAGAAATTCTTAAACCGTTTGTTGTTGGTGAAAAAATGGCAACGTTTGCTCACTCTGTTTCTCGATTAATGGAACAAGGTGGAGAAGAGTTGGCAAAGTCTGCTCCTGCAGCCGAACGTGAACTGGCACAAGAAATGACCGGAATCATGAAGAAATTTTATGGTGAAATTGAATCTGTCATGAAAACAATTGACCCAGAATTTGAGATTGGCAGTATTGATAGTTACTTTCCACACGTTCTTTCTGAACAGTCACAGGCTGCAGCAAATAACTTGGCAAACCCACGAAGCGAATTGATTCGTCAATATGCAAAATTTAAAGGTCACGACATTTCTGGTTCTTTTAAATCTAGAACTATTAAGGCTGGGCAACCATTTTTGGAAGAACTTGGTGGACCAAAAGAACTGTTACCTAATCAGGTTACGGTAATTGAGTTAAACAAAATTTCGCAAAAACTATTGGGTTTCCCAATGTTTGAAACTGATGCACGAAAAGTTTTGTTGCGTTATGCAGACCATTACGCATCCGCCATGGGCGATGCCGCAATGATGAGAGAGATGCTGTCTAAGCCGTACTTAATGGACACCATTAGAAAAGTAAACGGTATTGATGTTGATGTTTTGAATGCCCACAAAAAAGATGTTGCTAATTTGATTTCCAAAAAGATATCAACTGGAAAACAATTTTCTAGGTTGTTGCAAACAACCACTGAAAAATTGTTTGGAACATCGGAAAAAGTTGGTCAACTTCCAGCGTTGTTAGACACTTTGGAAAAAAAGGCAGCAAAACTTACTGGTGAATTAGATACACCTGAACAACTTGATGGTGCTCGCAAGATTATTGTAGATTTGTTTGAAGAACTTAAATCGGTGCATGCAGATTTTGTGGCACAAAGAGAAGTAACATCAAAAACACTTGGCGAACAAGACGGAATTTTAAAACTTATTACGAAACAAGAGGCTGATGCTACTAAAGACTTTGAAGAAATTGGTCAAATTGTAAACAGGATTCTTGTTGATTCTTATGGTTATACCCCTGGAGCAACACTGGCAGACAATGCTGCACAATTGGTTCCAGATAAATTGGACCAAGTTATTGTTGACACTGCAACAAACAAAGCAGCAATGACCGAACAGTTGGCTAGCGTGAAATTTTTGATGGAAAAATTGCAAACAAAAGTTAACGACCTTGACAAGATGCAGGAACTTTATAACGTTTTGGGCATGGGTGAGGGTTTGGAGAAAATCTTTAAAGATGCAATGGAAGCCGTAGATGGTGGAGATTTTGTAAACAATGTTTTGGATGGACTTGGTGTTCGTGGGGCACGAAAGAAATACACACGCACAACTAATGCTCAGGGAAAATTAACCGCTAATTGGGTTGATGATTTTTGGGGGCCTCGAGCACAGGCGCTCGATTCCAATGTTGCGTTGTTGAGAAACATGATTGACCCATATCAATCAATTTCTAGTTCTGCTCTTAAAAAAATGACAATTGGCGACGTGCGAACAATTCTTTCTAAGTCAACCGTTGGCGTAGACAGGGTGGATGAGTTGCGCAGGGCTGTTGCTTGGTTGATAATTAGGGATACCCAGGCAAGCCCACAGGTTCTTTTAGATATAGCAACACTGCAGAGTAGCAAAGGAACTGCCAAGGTTTCTGCGACTGCCGAAAGATTTTGGAAACTAAAATCTTTGATGGAAAAGTCTGCAGAGATTTCCGAACACCTTAAGAAGTCAGCCTTAGAAGGAACGTTTAGCGGAAAACAATCTGAGTTGTTAAACGCAGAAATTGGAAATGCTGCTAGGGGTGGAAGAATACCGACAACTGCTCAACATCTTGAAAAAGCCATGGTTGAAAGAAATCAAGTTTTTGAAGACTTGCAAAGTGTTATTTCTGAAATAAGTTTCCAAGAAGGAATTACCCCCGGACAAAGTATTAGCGTGCTTGTTAATGATTTGCTGGACAGAAACCCTTTACAGTTAAATGAGGTAGTAAGCAATGGTGACATTGATTCTGTTCTGATTTCAATTCGTTCAAGCAAAAATACTACATTTAATGTTGAGCCACCGTCGTTTGGTCTTGAAGGAGACCGCATAGCAAACGAAGGTCTTTTTTCAGGAGACCTGTTGCAAACAGAAATTCCAGGCGTAATTGAATCTATGCGTGGAATAATGACCTACAAACAACTTAAAGATTTTGCTGAAGAATTGATGTTGGTTCAAGACGTACAATTTAAAGAAACTTTTACACAACTTAGACCAATTAAAGAATTGGTTGAATCTAGGGCAAATCTTACAGAAAGATTAAGCAACCTTGAAGAAAAGGTAATTCCAAGCATACGCAGAAACATGCTTCCTGTTCAAAAAGATGTCTACGAAATTATTTCAAATCAGGGTACGCAAGCAGATTTGATTAGAGAGTTTCAATCATCTCTTGACATATCAATGGTTGTTTCGGAAACAAACTTAAATTGGAATGCTCTAAATGCTGCACTTACTGACATAACTGGCTCAAGTAATCTTGTTGGTCTTGGGGACCAACAATATCAAGTTATGTTGGCTTTGAATGCCAAGGTTCATGCAGATGCATTGAGCGCATCAAATCGTTCAATGCAAGAAGCAACCACATTGGTCGAAGAAATTCGAGACAGAGTTTTGGCTATGCCAGATAGGTCGCAACAACCAGAGGCTCTTGCGGGTGAAATGCGCAAATTGCTTGAGGGACCAAATGGATTAAAAATTAAAACTTACTTTCCAGAATTTGAAAAAATTCTAAGTGTTAAAAGGGCAACGGGAATTAAGAGTGCAGAACTTGCTCACCCTGGTGTGGCACAAATAAGAGACGACCTTACAGACATTCTTGTTGATATATCTGTGCGTCCAGAAACTCCTGGTTTGTCCAGCACTATGAGGAGAACGGGAGACCCTCTTGATGGTGGAAACGAATTTCTTAAGAGTACTGCTGGGATTCCTTCGGAGGCTTCTCAGGAGGCAACAATTAGAAGTTCTGCTGGTTTGCAAAATGCAAAAACAATTATTGCCAAAATTAAAAAACAATTAGCAGAAGATATACCCACAGTTGCACGTGGTTCAAAGAAACTTGATTTAAGTGAATCGCAGTTAAAGACCGTAAGAAGAATTGAACAACAACTTGTTGCTGGCAAAGGAACAATGACTCCACTTGAGCAAAGAGAACTTGCTACACAAATTCTTGAAATTCAATATGGTGTTGATAATATTGTCCAACCATCTTACAGTTGGGCTGATGTTGACGCACAGGTAACTAAATACGAATCTGATTTACAAGAACAATTGAAATTAATGAATGATGATTTGGCTACAGAAAAACGACGTGCTGCCTTGGCTGTTGAGGTGGGTGCTGCAACACGACCTGAAAGGTCAAGAACACGACGAGCCAAAGATATTTTTGGTTTTGGAAGTTCGTTTAGTTCTGCAATAAAACCAAATAACAATAATTTTTATGTACGACGATTTTTTTCAGAAACAGTTGGTGGTGCCCCGATGTCGGTTGGCGACTCTGGGTTTAAGCGTCCGTGGAGCATATCTAATGTCACCACCGAAAATCGTCTTGCTGCGTCAATGAAAACAAATACGTTGGCTAACTCTCAGGCTGGACGAGCACTACAGGCTGGTATTGAACGACGTTCAACCATGCTTGCTCTTGCTGACCCGCAATTGGCTAGAGTTTCTGCCGAAAACATTATAAATGGACTGGGAGACAGCAGCCCAATTTCTCCAGTTTTTCTTGCAGAGTCACTTGAACAACAAGTTCAAGTTTTAACAAACAAATTAAAAGAAAATGAAAAGTTTAGAAGGCTTATTGCTAATGATGAAACTCTTTTAGCGCAACTTGACCAAAGACTTCCATATACCGAAGAACAAATAGCATATGTTAAAGAACTTGGATTTCTGGAACCAATTCAAACAAAAGCAGGATTACGAGTAAGACCGACAACGCCGGCTGAAGTAGCCAGGTTGTCGGAACAAGAAGCAATTGATTTAAAAGAATTGCGCCAACTTCGTCTTGTCTCCGCAAGACTCAGGAACGACCCACAGTACGCTATTGCGCAACAACAGAGGGCAAGGTTTGATATCCTTGATGTTTTGGCAAAGATTGACGGAGACAGGGTTGTCACAATGGATGGCACTCCGCAGTGGGGAACTCACTCGAGTTATCAAACTCATGTTTATGGTGACCCACAATTTGAGCCACTTACCGATGATGTTTTGATTGAGCGTCTTCTTGGTGGTCGTGGTGGACGAGATGTTGAGTTGATGGGTCAAAACGTATCTAAGAGACCGAGAAGCGAATCGGTTATTGCTGGTATTAGAAAATACGGCGAAGTTGAATGGGACTTCTTGCCAAGAGGAACATCAATTCATGCTGTAAAAATGGAACAAGTAGATTTTATTCCAGGCATGACAGACGCTGATTATGTTTTTGTTTCTGCTGATGGTTTGAGAATTAGTGCTGTTGAGGCACAACAGGCAGTTGGTTCTAGCCAACCAATTACTGTTTTGAAGCCAATAACTTCAGATGGTTCTCTTGGTGGTGCAAACAGGTTGCAAGAATTGTCTTTGCGCAAGGGTGAATCATTTACTCCAAAAGAAACTTGGCTTATTTCTCCTGCTGGTGAATACAGCATATATCAAAGAAACATTGCCGGTGGTACCCTTGGTGGACGTGGTGAGGGTGGTGCTATTCTTACCCTGCCTATTGAGCAGCCATCAAGAGTTGTTCAATATGTTCGTGGTGCAGAAGCAAACAACATTGTTGACTTTACAATGCCCAATGGTTCTCCTCTTGCGTTTAGCAAAGAGGAATGGGATTCTTTGTTTTTGCCAATTGCTCCCCATGAACGAACTTTGGTAAACATTGAAAAAGAATTTCTTGATGCAAAGAGCGATGAAGCATCGCTGCTTGCGTATCAGAGAACAAACGAATACAAAAAACTTTCCAAATCTGCACAAGTAAAACATCAGGTTGCACGTGTAAGTGCAACAAATAGAAAACTTGCGCTTCGTGAACAGAGAAACGCAATGGCTAGACAGCCTTTGGATTCATACACATTTGCTCGTGTCCGTAGCGAAATTGCCAAGACACAGGAATACATTAATGGCTTGAAAACAAGACTTAGCGGACGGGGTGGCAATCTTCTTGACCAAACAGGAAGAACTAATGTTAAAGCAAAACTGGAAACGGCAAGCAGAAGAATGAATGAGTTGTTGGCTCATCAAAAGAAAATAACAGTATCTGGTACTGCTTCTGTAAAGATTGACCGACTTGTTGAACTTGCCGGTACGCCCGAGGTTGCAAGGGCTCTTGGAATAAAACCACAGGCTGACGGAACTTTTGATTCGTCAAAAGTTCTTAAAGCACTTGTAGAAAGAATGCAGGGTTCTGTTTCCAAAGATGGTAAACCCCTTGCTTCGTCTGCGGAAAGTGTTGCTAAAAGAGTTGCTGGGACAAAAGATGGTTGGGCGTTTAGTTCTGGAAAATCTTATATGGAAACTGTGAGTGCTGCAGATTCTGTTGTTCTTGGCGCAAATTACTTTAAAAGAATTAACGAAGAATTTGAACCAATTTTAACTGAAATAACACGGGCAAGAAAAAGAATTGCAGAAATTAAGAGGGAACAATATAACGCTGTTGACCCGGTTGGATTTGCTGAAGATGTTGTTGGGTTGCAAACTGCTTCAAGAGAAGCAACAGATGTGTTGCGAGTTGGCGAAACTTCGCAGTTGCCAACTCCAAAATATGCAGCAGGTGATTCTGGGATGGGAGCGGTTCGTGCTTCTCAACGAAATGTTTCTCAAATGGAATCCGACATTAAGAAAATTAATCTTGAAATAAGGTCATTGAGCAAAGAAATTAACGACCTTGAAAGAAGGTCGTCAAGAACCGTAGGCGACATCCAAGAGGGATTGACCGTTGAGGGCGCAGACAGAATACAACGTCGTGCGGCTTTGCAGACACAAAAGAAAAATATTCAACAACAAATCAAAGCAGAACTTGATTCGATTGATGATTATGCACAGTCAATTGTTGCAACACTAAGACCATCTGCTTCTGGTGAATCCCCAATGCTTGCAGATGCAACGGCTTTTATTCGTCTTGTGCGAGAAGTTAAACTTAAGACCAATTCATCTTCTGTTGTTGACGCAAAACAATTTAAAAAAGTTCTTGAAGATTTGGCTGCAGGTTTTGAGTCTGCAAGAAGCCAACAGGTAAAAGTTATGATGTTTAACGATGCAAAAGAAAACTTGAGAAACATATTGGTAAAGAGGAATGAAGTTCTTAAAACAATTTCTAATTTGCCAGATAACAGTGCTGCAATTTTAAATGCGGAAGATACTTTGGCAAGAGCATTTGCTGGAACATCACAAGATACGTTTACTCGTGAAGGTAAGTTAATAAAAGGTACTGCTCCGACATCTCCTGCTGGAAAGATGCTTGCAGATGCACAAAAGGCAATTGCTCCTATACGAAAAACAAAAACCAAACTTACAGACGCAACAGATGCGCTTCACAAGGCTGTTGTTATGTTTGACTATGCAGCATTTGATAACCTTACTTCTGCCAAAAAGTTGTCCGAAGTACAAGAAAGAATTAGTGCAGTTAAAATTTTAATGGACCAAAGCAGGAGTCTTGCTACACAGACACCAGAAACACTTGAGTGGAATAAGGCTGCACAAGAACTTCTTGATGAGGTAACCGTGTGGGGCAATTTTGCTTTTGCAGAAAATGGAAAAGTTGATAAAACTTTTTCTGATTGGGCTAAGCAATACATTGCGCTAAAGGCTGCTCACTTGGAAAGCACCGCTAACGCAGATGCTGCCAATATTCTTTTGCAAAAAGCAACGTCTTTGCATTTGGCTGCAAGCGGTTTCCCAACCGTTTTGCTTCCAGGTTTTGAAAGAGTTGAGTCGCTTCCCGAAGGTTGGGGTGCCATGATTTCAACCATGAAAGATGGTTGGGTGCACCTTGATGCAGAAAGATTCCCAAACATTCAGGTTCATCCGGAACTTGCAAAACTGTACGAGAACGTCAACAGGATTCAATCTCCTTTAATGGCTCAAGAGTTGTCTAGGCTTATTGGTGGGTACACCAAGTTCTTCAAGGCATACGCAACATTGAGTCCTGGTTTTCATGTGAGGAACGCAATCTCCAACGCTGTGCAACATTTTGCTGGTGGTGGAGACCCAAGATATTTAATGGAGGGTTTGCAGGTTACAAATGCTTGGGGTCAGGCTTCGAGAAACGGCAAGTCTTGGGAGCAGTTCTTAACTTCTCTTGCACCAGAGCAAGCCAAGCATGCACAGGTTGCTCGTGATTCGGTATTCGGTTCTGGCGGTGGTTTGTTTGAGTTCTTGTTTGATGGGATTCGTGGAAACAACAGAATGTCAAACAACTTTGTTGTTAACAAATCTAAATCAGCAGGACAAGCGTCAGACAACTTTTCAAGATTTCTTTTTGGTTATGACGCCTCCAAGCAGGGGCTTGGAGTCGAGCAAGCAACAGCACGAACTTCTCGTTTCTTTATTGATTACGAAGACATCTCCAGTGCTGATGAAATCATTCGTCAGATTATCCCGTTTTGGATGTGGACATCAAGGAGTCTTCCAGTTCACATGATGAACATGTGGACAAACCCAAAGCCTTACGGTGTGTATCGTGCAATTAAGAGAAACCTTAAAGATGACAATGATGAGACTATTCTTCCAGAATACATGCAACTGTCTGGGGCGTTTAAGTTGCCGTTTGGAAACAACCTTTACGCAAACCCAGAATTTGGTTTCACCCAAATTGACAAACGTATTAACGATTTGGAAAACCCAAGGAAGTTATTGGGTGACATGAACCCATTACTGCGTGTTCCAATGGAACTCGCTGCTGGTAAAAGTTTCTTTAACAACAGACCGTTTAGTGAGAACCCTGTAAAGGTGTCTGGTGGTATTCAAAACATTCTTCAACCGTTGTTAGAACAACTTGGTATGGGTAGCACTAATGCTGCTGGAGAAAAGTTTGTTCAAGATGACAAGTATTATGCTTTAAGAAACTTAATTCCATTTCTTGGAAGTTTGGAAAGACTATCCCCAACTGTTGATACAGAAAATCCAACAAACAATAATGCGCTTGCTGGTTGGCTCGGTTCACCAGTAAAAGAATACGGTGAGAACATGCAAGCAGCACAACTTAATAAACTAAAAGGACTTATTGCAAAAGAGGTCTCCAAGAACAAGGCGGTAAACGGATGAAACGGCATTACACAGGAAACAAAGATGGTGCAGCGAAATGTCTCCGCCCCGGTATGAAAGTATTCATTGACGAGACAATCAAATTGTCAAATGGTGCACTCTGGAATAACGGTGACTTTGGTGTTCGCCCGATGAGGGGCAAAGAGTCAATGAGTGTTCACGGAACTGGGCGTGCAGTTGACCTATCGTTCAGGCACATGCCACCTAAGAAGGGTATCAAGAACGGGAGGCTCGAGGCTCTGCGTGTTCTAAAGATTATTGTTGCCAACGCTGATGCGTTGGGACTTGAAGCAGTTTTTGATTACATCGTAAAGCCTCATGGTCGTGCTTGGATGTGTGACCGTGATGCTTGGTCAAACTATAAGAAAGAAACTATTCACGGAGGTGGCTCGGGGGACTGGCTACATTTTGAAGTATCTCCAGAGATGGCTGATTCCGCTGAGAAAATGCGGAAAGCATTTGCTCAACTTGTAATTCCTTCACTTGAGCCTCAGGAAGAAACACCGAAGCCTGCTTAAGAACTGTTTGTGAAATTACCATCCCATTAGGGATGTGTGTTGGCATACCAACCGTTTTCATATTTTCTATTTCATCGGGGAAGTACGATGTCACCAACGTGACATGTCCCTCCAAACAATCTTTCCACAACCAACCTACTGTCACAACTGTGCGTGGGAAAGGTTTGTAGTCTTTGATGTCTGTCCAACCGTTCTCACCGTCAAAAGCATCTGTCCAATGGACTGATACTAAATCCCATTTACATTTGAGTGCTTTCATACTTCCTCCTCGTATGGATTGATTCCTTCTTCAAATAGGTGTTGTTCAATTGTTTCTATTAGTCCTGCCATAAATGAACTTATTTTAACCCATGCAAACGGGTCGCCCGATAGCGAGTGTTGCCATGTTTGACATATTTCTATTGCTGACTGGTTGCTTGCACTGAGAACAACGGTGACTCCGTTGTTCATAAAGTCTTTTATCTTCTCACCTTTTTCGTTCATTTCCTTTGCTTGCGCTTCGGGGATGATGTCATATATCCAAGATGATTCGTCAGACATGTTTTTTTTTCCTTTTCTTATTAGCAACATATATGAACCCGTAGGGCATACCGTTTTCCGATACTCCTTGACCCACAGTAACGTCGCCGTAATGCGCTGCAAGAATTTTAGCAACCGTTTGCGGACTAACCTCAACATCAAAACCCACTGTTATCTGTCTTGTCGTCAAGGTTAAGCCTCTCTCTAATTATTGGATGTTTGATAAGAATTGATTGTAGTCGTTCGTATGCAGAGTTTCTCAGACGCCAGGCGTGTGTTTTCGTGACACCAAGGCGTTCACCAAGTTCCTGCAAAGACACCATTTCTGAGTTAAGTGCATCAATGATAAACCTATCTTGTTCTCCTAGTTGCTCTATACAAGAAGCAATGGCTTCTCGTAATGGTTGCAATTCTTGAACAGACTCAATAGTTGCTTCACCAACACCAGCCATCATTAGGGCTTCCATTGGCGTTTCAGGTCGTCTCCCACCACGCAACGTACTTGCGTGGTAGGGATTAAGGGATATTTCTCTATTCTTCAGCGTCGTACTCGGGGTTAATTAGCATGTCCATTACTTCTTCGGGTAATAGCAAGAATCCTTTTGTTGGATTATTTGAGTTCCATGCAAACTTTTTTAATCTGCCGGCTGGAAGGGTTGCAATGTATCGTTTAAGTCTGTCAACAGATACCGCAATCATTCCACCATCAAGACAGTAGATGTACACCCACCATTTTGCTTCGGTAACAAACAGTCCAGAATCTTTCCAACCTGTTTCTCTTGGGTTTTGTTGTGTCTCAACAACCATACGACCATTTCGGTATCGGTCTGTCTTAACTTCAAATGAACCGTCTGCTATTGATTGCAAAAAGTTTCGTGTTAGTTCTTCACCTTTGCTTCCGAACTTCATGTCGTCCGAAAAGTTGTATCTACGTTCTGCTGGAAAGTCCCATCTAGATTCTTTCATTATGCTTTCTCCAAATACAGGCAAACAATCTGTTTGTCATCTGTGTATGCCACACCGTTAAGTGCGTCAAGCACAGACTTGGCATAGTTGTCTATGTCGCCTGTGAGTTTTGTTTTTGGTCCATCAACTAATGGATTGTGAATTACTGGTTCAATCATTATTTCTGTTCCTTCTATTGTGAAACGCAACTTCACCGACAAAAGACCTGTCTCGAATAGTGGTCCAGCGTACAAGTCTGCTATTGACTTCTCGTAGTCCACTGTTGCTTTAGGTGTGTAGGCACGACCTGTTCTTGTCATTCGTGGTCGTGCTTTTGCCTTAGGTCTTACGGCAAGGTTTTGATGGTACTGATACTTTTTCATGGACTGAACTCTACACTATTTTGCAGACCGTAGCAGTCTTCTATTATTTTTGTCAACTGTTCAACACAGTCGGCACGCTCATGGTATTTGCCCCACCTTTTGTCTGCGTCAACAAGGATGATGTAGGCATCCCCCATTGAAACTCCGTCGTCCCTGAGATGGTGAACCATCTTGCAAAGGGTTCTAGAACGGTCATTGCCAGGTAGTACCCCGTTGCGCCAAATGTTGGCAGAGTAACCACTTGCCAATTTGAGTGCATCTTTAACAAAATGGTTTGTTGCAACTGATGTTGCATCAAACAACATTTTTGTTTTTGGTTTATGCTTTTCTGCAAGAGGTCGCAAAAGATTTATGTTAACCCTTGACTCCTGTGCACTTTCTAGGAACTGTTTGAGTGTCATTGGTGTGTCATCCTGTTTGAATAGCATGTATCTGTTTTCTGGTATGGCGTCAATTCCGCCGGGATATGGAAGTCGGACATAGTTGCCCAGTCCAGTTGCTTCTTCCTGTTTTGGGTTTACTTCTTTGGGGGGCAAACCGATTACTTCGTGCGCAGACAGAAAGGCTCGGCGCATGATTGGTGCTGGAATCCAGTCGTTGGCAAACACCCACACATGGAAACCTCTCACAGTTTTTTCCACAAACGATGGAACACTCTTAACTCTGAGTGCAGTTTGTAGGTTTCGTGCCGAGTCAATGTCATCAATGTCAATGTCGGAACATCCCCAACGGACGGATGAACCGTCTGTCAGGGGATAGATACCGATGAGTTCTTCGCCGTATAGATGTCTAGCGAATGTTTCGTATGACACTGGCGACTTATTTGAGCCACCTTCCCATGTTCCGTATGCATCAGTTCTGCCACCAAACAACGACATGAATATTTCTGTTGGGTCATTCATGAAGTAGTCCCAACTGGTGATACTGCTGTGGCAGTGCTGTGTCCAAGTCTGTTAAACGACCTGTACGGACATCCAATTCAAAGTGGATGTCATCTACAAGTTGTCCAGCAGGACGCTTGTTCTTTAGCAGGTTGATGGTCACGGTGTATTCGTGAACCTTTGCTTCATAGCGCAATTCGTCGAGTCTGTCTTGTGCTCGTTCAGAGTGTGAACGGTCAAGTTTCTCTATGAGTTCCGTAATTTCTGCAGCAATCTGATATTTCTTGCGCCTTACACCAATGATTGATGTCGCTTGTTGTTCACCACCGAATGCACCTGATGACATTGAAACTTTTGCACCGTCAGCACCTGCGTACCTAGATGTTTGATGCAGAACCAACATTGGGATGTTGTGTCTACGCCCAAACCCTTTCAGGAAGTTTGCTTTGTCCGGTATTGTTTCTCCTGCTTCTACCAAGTCTAGGAAGTCTACGACTACCAAGTCTGGCACTTGACCCCACACGTCACAGAGTTCGTTATAACCCCGTTCCATGTCTGATGAAGTTAGTGGCTGGTCAAACACGGCAAGGTTTGGGAAACCTTCTTCCGCTGTTTGTCGGAGTAGGTCAATGGCGTCTTTGTCGTCACGGGCTACTCGTGCTTCCAGTTCTCGTGCATCAATGTTGTGATGCATGCAGGTGAGTTTGGTGAGGACGAGTTGTTTGGGCTCGTCTGGAATAAACATAGCGATGTGTTTGTCACGGTTGTTGCGAAGTGCATGTAGTAGCAAGAGTGTCTTGCCACCGTGAGCGAAGCCCAACATCATGCAGATTTCACCTGCCGCAATTCCACGCATCTCTGCGTCAATTTTGTCTATGCCTAAATGCACTCTCTCATGTGGTGTCTGCGCCCATCTTACGAATGAGTCAACAGAGTCCGCCAACGGCGAGTACATGCGATACTCGGAAGGTGGAGCGACTTGTGGTCGCCCCACCGATTCCCAGCCCGCAGCAATTTGCTCTGCGGTCATTTTCATTACTTGGCTCGTGGGGGCCAGTAAGCCTTCTCAGCCTCTACGGCTTTGAAGTGTGGACGCTTTGCGTTTGCTTCTAGACCATCACGGTTGTCATACACCTTGTCTACACCATCACGCTTGCACGCTTTGATGAGCCAGTCGGGAATGTCTCCGTGCTGTTTGCCCACAATTTTTAGTGAACCACTTGACTTGGATTGCTCGGATGATACTTCGGTTGAACCCGAAAATGATTCTTTAATCATCTGAACAACGTTGTTGTTTTGTGCTGTTGCTGTTGCCTGTGTTGATTCCCCATAGATTGACTCAATGAGGATGTCTGTGACAGTGGAAAACAAAACTGCAAACTCACTAATTCGTGTGTCCACATCTTTTGTCTTATCGGTCATGTCTGACGCAATCTTTGCGCAGACCTGTGTGATAATTGCTCTGTCCTTATCCATTAGTTTGCCTCCTCGGCATTGTTGTCGCCCACACTTATGTGTGAACCCTTACATAGTGACCACACCGAACACCATCTCGGTGAACATAGAAAGTGTTGGTCATTTACTAGCCATCTTTCCGATGGCAAGTTCTGTGATACGGTCAACAAAGTGTTGACCAAAGATGTTGCTTGCTGAACAATCCATGTTCCGTGTCCCTCTGTTCTTGTTACACCGACAACTTGACCGGTGGAAGAAGCGTTGCGAATCATTACACCAAAGTTGAAATTAACATCAAAGTTGGTGAGACCCATCTTAACAGCCGAGATTGCGTAGACAGAGGATTGAATGTTCTGTGACTGTTTCTCTGCTTCATAATATTTTCGTGCAGCAGTTTTCCAATCCCAAATACTTTCAGGGTGAAAGTAATCCATTGTTCCCTCAAACCAAAGTTCGTACTGAAACGCAGAGTTCTCTACATCAGCAACTTTGGTTGCGAACTTGAACTCTGTTTGACCACCAGCAGGAACATGGGGGTAGATGTCTCGTACCCATGCGTTAGCCATCGAGTCAATGTGTTTGTTCCAGTTCTTTGGGTCTGTGTTGGTGACGTTGATGTATTTGCCAGCCTCGTTCATTTCTTTTTCTGTCCAACGAAATGACTCAACAGCGTGGTCACCAATATATTGTGGGTCTAGTTCACCGTTAAGTACGGCTTCAATACCAACATGCACAGCAGTGCCCATCATTGCTGAATCGTTTTCACGACGCAGTTCCGGATGTAGAGCACCAAGCCTTGCACGCTCTGGACACATCAACGCATCTCCAAGCCAAGACTGTCTGACATAGATACGGTTGACGGATGTACCATTATCGTTTTCTATCCTCATCTATTTCTCCTTTGTTTGTTTGTCTGCGTCCGAACTCGTCCTTGCTTCGCAAGGCGAGTTACTTGCTGTCCCCCCCCTACCCCCCCCACAGTATCACATGGGTGGGGCACGGGGGTGAGGGTATTTAAAGATTCCACGGACCCCAGCCGTTTCCGTATATTTCGTTTCCGTAGCCATAAATCTCCAAAGCCGACTTAAGTGCCACCTCGGGGTTGAACAGCCCCTCAGAACGCTTTAGGACGCCCCTAGAACGAAGCCACGGAGTCCAGAACCCGTTGATTTGCATAAGACCCCTAGACCCACCGTTTGGGTCTTTCGGATTGAACGCTGATGCATCGCATCGGCTTTCACGCCACATCAAAAAATCTAATGTGACCAGGTTCTTGCGTAACCATCCAACAGATACAGCCGTGTCCCACCATTGGGGACACTTAGCAGTCATTGGTGGTTTCACTGACGGGTACTCGAATGCGGAAGTGGGGGGCACGAAGCCCCCCACGATTACAGATAATGAAATTAATATTTTTGCTATCAAGGTTTCTCCCCTAGTACGGCGGATAAGACATCTTCCATCTCTGCTTTAGCAGACAGAAGCAACTCGTATTCCTCGTAGACAGAAGTTGCCCGTCTACCAGTATCACCCTGACGCATTTGTTTTTTGGATAGTTGGTCTACCCCAATGGACAGGGACTTGATTACTGCACGCAACTCTGACAATGTCAGCGTCACCTCCAGCGTTGGTTCTTCTTTTCTATATGGTGTTGACATTAAAAGTCTTCTTTCTGTGTAGGTACTTCACCCAGTTCTCCACTGGCTACTGCAAGTTTACCTGAGCGCACAAGGCGACAAGTCTCGGCTATGTGGTGAAAATCAAGCATGGCGTCCCTCATGGAACCACGAGCCTGATTCTCGTCGTATGTGACTTCTCCTTCCTTATTGGCAAATCGTAACGAAGATGTAATACGACCATCTGTATCACAAAAAGAGAACAGGCGAACCCGTACTCTTTCAGGATGTTCAGAAGGTTTGACACCATTGTCTTCACCATTTACGGTTGGTGCAGCCCATCCGGTGGTCACAAGACCAAAGGCATCATAGTCTGCCCCAAGTATTGCATGCATCGGATTCAGCATGTCATACACATCTGCGTGGTCACCAATCTTTTGAACGATTGGGTCTACCGTTTTGTAGATGTCAATGCCGAATAGTTGTGCCTTACCAAGTGTGTAGATGTCATCAAAGTTCTTGACAACATACTTCTCCACCTGCTCGTCTACTGCTTTGAATATGTCCATTTTGCTTTTCATTTTGTTTTCTCCATGTCTGTTGGCTTATGTTTGTTTGAACACTTAGGGGTTTCCCTAAGTGGTATGAAGGTGGTCAAAATCTGCTTACAGACTTTGCACACCCAATTCTGCCTTATTTGCATTTGGCTTCCTTCCTCTTTTTCTATTTGGTATTCCATTGCGTAGAGTAATGCCACCCCAAATACCGTATGACTTTGTGTCAATACCATATTCGAGACATTCTACTTTTACTGGGCAGGTAGAACAAATACGTTTTGCCTGCATAGCACCACTACCTGGGTCCCCCAATTCGGGGAACCACAGGTTATGAGGATGACCTAAACAACTACCTCTCGTAGCGTATTCTGCTTTGTTTATGTCAAGTACGAATTTGAACTCAGACATCCAACCTCGCATTGAGACGAGTTTGAATGAGTGTAACTGCACGCTCTGATGCATCGTTCACAACATTGAGCATTGCGGTGTTGACCGCCTCTTGAACCAATGACGTGATACTCACATTTGTCATGTATGTATCTACAGCACCACGCACAACATTTCTGAAGCGTGTTGTGTCAGTAAGTGTACGGATAAACCTATCCGTAGACAAAGCATTCTCCAACATCTCTGCATCTATGTACTCTGCCGAGCGCATAGCAATGTCACCGAAGTCAATGGACTCAATCGCCCAGTCACGGATGCGACGGAGAAAGTTTGAGTTGTCAATAACATTTTCAACGGTGTTCTCCATGATTGTTTCCTGTAGCCCAATCATGTTTGCGTCCACACGCTGATGAACCATAGTTTCCACAGACTCATCAAACAAACCACTGAGGCTTGATGGGTCAATGCGTACATCTAAGTCCATTGTTGATGGAACCAATCTAATTGTTGTCATTTCTTTTCTCCTTCTTTGTGTGTTGGATTTTCTTTGAGTTCATCCGGTATCAGGTCAAGGAACTCAACCCGTGTAAGCGTTACGTTTGTCTTAGCAAACCCACGCTGAAACGCATCAAATATCCGCTGTGCCTTTTCTTCTGAAGTCATTTGCTCGTACCTTTCTAGTAGTAGTCCGAATATCTGTTCTTCTTTTTCTTGTTCATTCATTTGTGTGTACCCTTCTGTGGGGGCTTGCGCCCCCACGGTTGTGTGTTTAGTAATAACTTGGATGAGTTGTTGTGTACGTTTCTTTGATGGACATTGGCATTGGTATTGGCTCTTGCTCAACTTCTGCAATCATCTCAACACCCTCCAATGCGTCCCAACAGGTGCAACCGTAATCCGAACCACAGAACAAACATGCACTGCAAGCATTGCAATGCGTTTGTAAACAGTTCACATCACTGGTTGTTTCTGATGCAGCACATGAGTAGCACTCAATGAGCACTCCACCTGCACCGATGTCGGTCATGAACACTTGAAACTGCTCTAAGCATTTATCCAATTCATCTGCTTCTAGCAATCCCGCTTCATCGTCGTAGTCTTCAGTCGCTACATGAACACCACTAGTGGAACTGGAATAGCCAGAGTACGACTTGTAGCCGTAATCCCAACTGTCGCTCCAACCAATAGCATCGCTGTATGGTCGTGTTGAATATACGATGGGTGCATGCTTGTATGAACTATTGGACCACCACATATCTGAGTCCCAATGACCATCTTTCTCGTTGATGATGTACCAATCAAACTTGGCTTCATCATGAACGGTAAGAAACGCCAACTTAGAACCAGCAGCCCACAGGGCTAACTTGGCAAAGTAGTCGTTGTCATCAAGCGATGTGATGCCACCAATACCTGGCATGACATCCTCTGCAAACACTCTCGAGTCTGAACGCTTGTCACCTTTCGGTATCGCAACAGGAAGTATCCCGTTGTGCGCCATAACTGAACTGGGGTCGTCACCGAGTGCAAACGGATGACAGTTATCTAATGTCTCCGCACCGTGAGTAGCCCAACGAAAGTGGAACAGAGCAGGACCCTTGTTGGTGGCACGCAAGTCGGTAAACTTGTTTGCCACTTCTTCAAAGTTCATGCTGTGAGCCTTGATGATTTTTTTGCCTGTTGATATTGCGAAACCAAATCCGTCAGGGTTGTTCAGGGATGCAATACGAAATCGCTCCATGTCCGGTGTGACGTAATCTGGAATCATTGTTAGCAAACACATATGTTATGTGTCCTTTCTGTGGGGGCTTGCGCCCCCACGGTTGTTTGTATGTTTAAAAGTCTTCACCCAACATCGCACCACAACGCTCTGTGATACGAGTGTCAAGCACTTCGTACTTATCTATACGGTTACGCACCCACTTGCGGAACGACATAAACGCCAAAGCGTTATTGCCAACAACTTCCTTAGTGCTGAGCATATCTGTGTAATCAAAGGATGCTTTGCAGAATTGCAATGCAGCCTGAACGGTAGTCACATTGAGTGACGGTCTGAAGAAACGCAACTCAACAGTATTGGCGTTCTGTATGTTGATTGCACAGTAACGGTCATTGTTTGTGTCGCGGTCCTTGAGCATGCTCATCAAAGATTTCTGACTGCGTGTGCCCGTGTCGTAATCCATCCACGAACTAACAAAGTTGTCTAAGCCAAACTTCGCATAGGACGACTCACGTCCAACGAACTTGACCAAGTCAACACGATTAGAGTAGATGAACTTCACAAACTTGAACAGATGCTTGTCATCTGCGAAAGCATTGCGAGACATGTGAACATGCAAGCCACAAGAACTTGCGTTCCATGACTCAAAGCCCATACCCTTGAGTGCTGTGATACCAGCCCAATTCAGATGGTTCATTGCATAGTCAATCGTCATCGGATGCGAAACAATCTCGAATCCGTTGCTGATTGAACCATCTTCTTTGAGGTACACAACATCCTCGGTCGAACCCGAGTTCATTGAGGCAAGAACTTTGATTGCACCATCACGACGACTGAACGAACGATGATTACGGTACTCAACCTCTTGCTCAAACCCGAGATACAACTCAGGTCTGCCTGTACCGTCAGCATTCACGCTGGACATTGAGGCATACCTTGATGCTGTACCATCAGAATTGAGAAACGACGGACGAGGTCTGTATGAATAAGAATGAACTAATCCATTCTCACTGTTGTCCTCCTCGTCTTCTGGGTTGTTTTCTTCCCACTCGGCTTCAAACTGACGGTGACAATCTAAACAACGCTGATTGTCGTAACTGTCGTACTCGCTGCCGTGTGAGTTGTCATCATTGATGATGTCGTCACAGTCGTGACACTCCCAACCTGGCTCCTCTTCTTGATTTATAATTGGCATTACCAACCTCTTTCTGTTTATGTGTACGCATGTATGGAAGTCCCACACATGACCGAGAACGCACTAGCAAACCAATGCGCTCTCGGTCACGGGCTAAAGTGTAAGACCGTCTTACACTCCAACCTGCGCCGGGTATCAGTATACCACAATCACCCACCACCCGCAAACCCTTATGGGCATTGGGTTTTAGCCTACTTGCTCGCCCTCTCCTGTGCGAATGTTGCCAGCCTGCTCACGAGTCTTAGACAGCAAACGCTCGAGATAATCTTTCATCATTTGCAAATCATCCGAACGCCTGAGAGCCTCATTGTAATGATGAATAAGGTTCCACGTAAAGTCAATTAGTTCTGATTTACGCATTGCGTGTAAAGATGTTCTTGTTGCTTTATTCATTTTGATTTCTCCATTTCCAATTGTCCAACGACCCTGTTGTAACATTTGACAAGCAACCAAGTGAACTGCACGAGTTCACTTTTGCGCATTGCATCAAGATTTGTCATGCTCGAATCATGTCCAAATGGATATTTCGCATTTCTTGTATGCAATACGGCATCTTGTTGTGCAACACCACGCCAACAAGTATGGTCTTCAATTCTATTTTTCATTTTGTTCGTACCTTTCTTGCAATAATGGAATAATTATTTTCACCAATATGAAGAGCCCACTCAATTTGAGTGTATTCTTCGTATGATATTCGGAAGTTGCATGTTCTTACAGACATTTTCTTTCTGTCTGCTTTTGTCTTTGTTTCTGAAGAACAGATGATTACCCATTGGTCCAACAATCCAAATTCCATAATTTCTAGAACTTTTTCCTTTGTCCCAATTTTTCGTATGCACAATACTGGGTTGTCTATGTATTCTAATGTCACTTTGTTTCTCCTATGTTTGTATTTGGGTATAACGGATGTGGACTAATCAACGCTGAACGAATCAACATATTATCTCTAATCCACTTTTTCTTTAGGATTTCCCCAAGTGCCCTTTGGTCTCTTGCGAGCATGAAGTATCCATTGTTTTTTTGTTCACATATCTCGTAATATTCTTTTTTGTTGACACAAACACCACCAATAAGCCTTATCATCTCACCTTCCTTGAGACCATACCAAGCCATA